GGAGCCATAGACCTTTTGGAAGGATTGGTCGTATATAACTCCATAGACGCTCTATTTGAGGGAGAACCTGCTGCTGAAGCAATCTGTTTAATTGAGTATGATGGTAAGAAAGGGTTTATTGGTGGTATTCCTGAAAATGACAACTACTTCAATGCTGATGTTAAGGTCTTAAACAGTGTTAAAATAGAGAATTTTGAGTCATATGATGATTATCCTCAAGCAGTATCAGAAGCGGCTGAGAGAGGTATTAGATTGAACGAGGAAGTCAATAACAAATGTGCGACTCAGGTCGGCAAAGTCAGGGCTCAACAATTAGCGAATAGAGAACCGATTTCAGAGGAAACTATAGTGAGAATGTATTCGTATCTATCAAGAGCATCTGAATACTATGACCCATCTGATACTGAAGCATGTGGAACAATTTCTTACTTACTTTGGGGTGGAGAACCCGCATTACGTTGGAGTGAAAGAAAGATAGAACAGATTAGAGGTGAAATGAAGGAGAGATTTGGTTGTGTTCAAAACTTACTTGACGCAGGTTATGGTGAAGATGAAGCCAGATTGAAGTGTTATAGAAAACAATATCCTGATACTCAAGGACAACCTGATAATGTCTTACCATTATCAGAACAGGACGAGTTCATTACACCAAATCCTTGTTGGGAAGGTTATGAACCCATTGGAACAAAGATTGTTGATGGTAGAGAAGTTCCCGCATGTGTTCCAGTTAAAACGTCACAGGACTTCGCAGATGAACTCAATTACGAGGTTACGACTGTTGTTATGGAGCCGAATAGATATATCGTTAGAAGGAACGAAATGGGTGAATTATACTATGTTTTCTTCAGTGAGGACACAGTGAAACAGATGGCTCGTAAGTTCTTCAAGCAGAACAGGAACAAATCCTTTAATTATGAACATTCAGGGTTAAAATTGAATGGAGGATATGTCTATGAATCTTGGATTGTTGATGACCCTGAAAACGATAAGTCAAATAAGATGGGATTCAAGGTAAATAAAGGAACTTGGATGGCAACAATCAAGTGGGATAATAAAAAAGTATTTGAAGAATATATCTTAAATAATAAGACAACAGGTATTTCATTGGAGGGTTCATTCCTTTCAAGACCAGGTAATCTCAACGCTGTCGGTATGACAAAAGTTGGTGAGGTTGATGGATTACCACTATTTGATAATGAAGAAGAAGCGAGGAAATATGGGGTTGAAGTGTATGGATGTGTTGGAGTCCATAAACACGGAGAAAACTATATGCCTTGTGAATCACACGATATTCTAATGAACAGTAAAGAATCTTTGTATAAGAATGATGATGAAGTATTTATTGATGAAGTTAGATATATAATAAACCAATTAAATAATCAAGAAGATGCCAAATAATTATAAAGAAGCATTGGACAAGATTGCTACATTAGTCGGTTATAAGTTTAATAACGAAGTAACTAAAGTTGAATTTGAGAGAGTAGCGCTTGAAGGAGGTGAGGTTTTTATAACCAACCAATCTGAAGGTGATATTACACTCGGTGATACTATCTACATAGAGACAGAGGAAGGATTTGAACCCGCTCCTGCTGGAACACATCGTTTAGATGATGGTAGAGAAATAGTATTAGATGAAGAATCAGTTTTGGTTGAAGTTCGTGAAGAAGGTTCTGAAGAAGAAGTTGTTGAGGAAGTAGTTGAAGAAACATCCGAAGAAGAAGAGATGGGTCAAGACGAAATCACTCAACTCAAAGAAGCCATTCACGATTTGTTAATGACTTTTAATTGCGAAATAGAAGCAATCAACAACAAGTTTAATTCATTCGTTGAGGACTACAACGAATTCAAAAAATCAGAGTCCATCACTCCAGTCAAACAAGAGAATAAAGTAAATCAAGATTTCTCAAAAATGAGATTGGAAATAATTAATAAATTGAAATCAAAAAAATAATTAAGATGAGTAAATTAAGAAAAGAGAACTTCAGTTTTGATATTACTGGGATGGTAGATTATGTCTCAGCAAATGAAACTGAGTTGATGACAAAAGTTGTCATCGGTTCAAATATGACGGAATTCGTTTCTATTTTCCCTGAGATTAAAAATAGCGAGTATGTTCCAACATTTGATACTGGTGATATTGACAGTATTTTAGCAACTGGTCACTGTAGCACTGACTTTGGTGACATCGTATTAGATGAAGCCGAATTAAAAGTTTGTAGTTACAACATTCAAAAGGGATATTGTAGTGAAAAATTGGCTACAACCATAATGGGATTGAGATTACAGCCAGGTAGTTACAATCAGGAATCAGGTGCTGAGGAAGCATTCTTGAACGACTTGATTGCTAAGGCAGCAGTCGCAACAGAAAGAAAAATTTGGCAGGGTGAATCACCAACAGATTGTGTTGATGGTTTGAATGCTCAATTGGATGCCGCTTCAGCGACAACTGTAAATGTTACATATTCAGCGATGACACCAACAAACGCTTTAACGGTTGTTGATACTTATGTAACAAACTTACCTGACGCATTACAGTTCTCACCAACTGTTTTATTCTTAAACAGAAGTGATTACCAAGCGTTGTTGTTAGGTTTAAGAGATGCGAACTTCTTCGCATATACTGTTGAGGGTCAATCAGAATCTCCTGGTTCAATCATGATCCCCGCCACTAATACAGTTGCTGTTTCAAGTGAGATTGGAGCGGGAAGAGCGTTACTTACTTATGGTAAGAACATCGCTTACGGAACTGACCTTTTGACTGACGCAAATAACGCTGAGATGTGGTGGAGTGCTGACACAAGGCAGTTAAGGATGTCACTTCAGTTCCGTGCGGGGGCTAAGATATTCTTCCCATCATTGTGTGTGAGAATATCATAATAAACTTAAACAAATAACAAAAAGATATGGCTAATAATTGTGTGATTACAAGCGGTCTTACACTAAATGCGTGTGTTAATAACATCGCAGGTGTTGAAGATTTATGGGTATTAACTACCACAGGAACTTCAATCAACCTCGCATCTGTTACATACGACGCAGGTGGTCAAGTAACCGCAATCTCAGGTTCAACTGCGGGAGAACTTAAGAAAATAGATTTGGTAAGAAACTCAGCGGCCGTCCTTTCTGAAGAAGTGAATGTTGTTACTCAATCATTGAGTTTCACATTTGTTCCAACTTTACAATTTCAAATCCCGGGATGGGACCAGGAATATACAGCATTGTATGAAGAGTTGGTTAAATCAGTTGGAACGGTATTCGTTGTTAAACTAAAGAGTGGAAAATACTTCTTGGTAAGTCCAAGTGGATTGTATATTTCCGCAGCAACAATCAATTCAGGATCTGTTCCGGGTGACCAACAGATTTATGATTTAACTTTTGTTGGAGAGGAAATCATTAGTATTCCTCAAATGGATGTTTCCACTGACTTGGCAACATTCTTGACAGCGAGTAACATCACTGTTGATAGGGAGTAATAACCCCCATAATAAAAACGGGGGAGGGAAATCTGTCCTTCCCCCATTATTATATTAAATTAAAGTATGCCTTATATAGATAAGAACGGAAAGCCAGTTTTATGGGAAGAAGTATATTACGCAAATCAATACAAAAAAGCGTTAATCTATTATCCTGTTAAGGCTAAAACAATTTCGGGTGTGATTCCATCACCCACCCCTACGAGTAGTGTAACTCCGACACCGACTATAACCCCTACGATGACACCGACTCCATCAGCACCTGGCATTGACCCTGATGCCGCAGCATATCTCGCAGATGTAATTACATCAGGAGGAACTGTAGATGCTACAATGAGTGCGGCTACTGACACATTATTCACATCACTTAAGAGTAATTCATTGTATAGTAAATTATACGCAATGTATCCATATCTGGGATCAACAGCGGCATCACATAGTATTAACGCATTACTTAACAAATCATATGATATTACTTGGAATGGTGGTATGACGCATGGAATATCTGGTTCAACTGGTAATGGAACAAACGCTTATGCTGATACAAATTGGAGTTATTTTAATTGGCCTCAAGATGATTTTTCAATAGGTTTTTATCAAACAACGAGTAATACTCCAGTAGTAACGGAGGAATTTATTACGGGTAAGTATGATGGAACAGCATTTAGAATGGTTGTTAGTAGTAATAATGGGCCTGGTAATTACTTTATGAGAGGTGGTTCTGCTTCGGGGCGATTAAGGACTCCAAATGGTGGCAATATTGACGGACAATATATCACTACGAGAACAGGAAGCACACAAGCAGATTTGTATAGAAATACAAGTTTCATTGGTTCGCATGTTGCGTCATATACAAAACCTGTTTCACCAGACTCTGGACCAAATATTTACTTCTGGAACTTTAATTTTGACGCACCTCCTGGTACTCCTTATTCTAATGGATATGCTAATCAAACATTAGCATTCTCATTTATGGGTGAAGGTTTATCATCAACTGAAGTATCCACATTAGATGGTATAATAAACACATTCCAAACATCACTTGGAAGAAATACATATTAAAATGTCACATTTAGTAGGAATAATAACAGAAAGTCAAAAAGACGAATTAGTTGGTTTAAAATGGACTGACGATACATATTTTAACCCTATTCAAGATATTAACGATAATTGGGTTATAAGTGAGGAGGAGGTTAATGGTAATGAAAATACAAGTGTATCTTGGGTTAATTCACTAACCTTAAGTGAATATGAACCAAAACCAGCCCCTCCATTACCAAATGAGTG